CATCCCGCCCGTAGTCAGCGTCCGGGTCAGGCCCTCGACGTAAATGTCCATCGGCGGCTCCTCATCGAACCACACCACGTCACGCTCTGTGCCTTGCCACGCCTTCCGGCCCTGGTCGTATGAACGGAACTGGATGATCGAGAACCCGCCCGCCACATGCCGGACGAGCGCGAAGTCCACATGGTTCGGGATACCCATGGCCGGCGCGATACGCCCCAGCCGCTTGCCCGGTATCAGCCCCGTTCCCCGCGCACTTGGCGGGCCTAGAAGCTTGCCCACGAGAATGTCGCGGGTCGTCGTTCCCGTGTCGCCTCCGCAGAGGATGTTGACCGGCTTCTCAAAGCGCCTGCCCGGCCACCAGTCGGGATACTCACCTGTCAGATGCAGAGCGACCTCGTAACCGCCTAGGCCCTCGGTCTTGCCCACCCTGTTTGCAGCGATTGCAGCCCGTTCGCGGTGTTCCTTGCCAGCAGCGAAAAAGGCAAGATGTTTCGCATAGAGTTCGCGGCGTAGCGGTCCATCGTCCGGGTAGTAAGCATCAATCTTGCGCTGCGCCTTGGAGTTCTCATGCCTGCGCGCAAGTTCCTTCCTTGCGGCATCTAAAAGGACCGTGCGCGCCCGATCGCGGAGATCAGCCGTCTGCATCGCCGCCAAGCTGGGCTATCAACTCCTGCACCTGCTCGTCAGTCATGGTCCCAAGCGCGCCCACAATCGCTACAGGCCCGCCATTTGCGCCTGTGATGGCCTGGGGGGCCTTTCCATAGCGCCGGTCCATCAGTTCCTTGTAAGCCGCTACACGGGCCGCCTGTGGCGTTTCCACCGAGGCTGCAATGCTGTGCAGGCCAACGATCAGCTCGCGCGGGTCAACAACCGAGTCGATGATTGCTTGCAGGTCTTTCGTGACCTTGCTTTTGGCTTTCGAGGGTCGCCCCGCACCACTTCGCTTGCCGCCTCTGGGCATTTCTGAATTCTCTGATTTTTATCGATTTCCGTATGACGCAGCGTCAGGCCGTCATCGTTTAGCGGTTCAGTTCGGCTCACGTCCTGCGAACATGGCGCAGACGAGAAATCCGAGGGTGAAGGATAGGGAGGCTGTTGCGTAGAGGGTGAGCCAGTCCATCACGGGACGCCCAATGCTACAGCCCATGTCTGGATGGTCGCTCGGTTTAGGAATGCGTCCTCGGCTACCAGCCCGTACAGGTTGATGTCGCTAAAGCCGCCAGCGCCGCCCATGCTCACAGAGTTGGACGCCGTGTTATCCGTCACGCCATCGGTCGAGAAGCTTGTCGTTGAGCCGTCCACGCTGTTGTTGATGTATTGCGTCAGGTTGGAGTTGGTCCAGTCGAACTCGGCAAGGTGACAGACGGGGTCGGTTGTGCCGATGCTCGCTGACGATGCGACGTTGACTTGGCTGTCTGCGTTCTGACGCCTGCCGCCCGCCCCATACTTGTTCGCTGTTGTGCCGCCAAACAGCGCAGCCCTTGATGACGCCGTTGTGGCGCGCGACCAGTTGACCACGAATTTGGATGTCGCAGGGCTGGAGCGCCATTTGTAGACCGCTGCGATCTGACCGGAACCGACATTGCGGAACAGGTCGGGGTACAGTGAGGTCATGTTGTTCGATATGTCGTCGGTGCCGTCGAACTCCAGATATTTGGTCGCGCCCGAAATCCTCAGCGTCGGCCTGCCCGCGTCCGCTGCGCCAAACTGGATGAAGCCGCCCAGCGTTCCCCAATTCTTGAGGGTGCCGACAGGGTCGCCGTCTGCCGTCGCCTCGGTCGTCTGGCTGGTACGCTCCTGATAGCACGAACCAGCCTGCGACACGTCGATCAGAACGGCGGGGCTAAGCGCAAGCAGGTCGAGGAAGGGCGAGGACGCCGGGATTGCGCTGTCCGTTGCCGAATAGCTGCCCTGACCCACTGAGCTAACTGCGGCGACACGATACCAGTACTCCACGCCGTTCGTGCGGCCCGTGTGGGTGTAGCTCGTTGATGTCGATGTGCCGTCGCTGATCGTTGTCCAGCCCGTTGATCCATCAAGGCTGAACTGGATCACGTAGTCAGTGATGGCCGCGTGACTTGCGGCGGGCGCGGTCCATACAAGCGACACCTCGGATGACCCGCTTGTCGCGTTCAGGCCAGTGACCTGTCCGGGAACCTGCGGCACGGCAGCGATGGCCGACAGCAGCGCCGGATAAGCGCGATTGCCTTTCTCGATTGTGCCGGCGCGGTCGAAGTGGACGCCGTCAGTCGTGTCCAGTTCTGTCGGCGTTACCGTGTTGATGAACGCTGTATATGGCAACCGTGTCGGCGTTGCGGCCAGAACGGCCTGCCCAGCCGTCAGGCTCGCGGATGTCACGTAATCCTGCGCGATGCCGCACACGACCCAAGGCAGGTTTGGCGCGCTGACAGAGGCGCGGAAGTCAGTGATCAGCTCGTCCGTCTTAGCCGCCATCGTGGATGGATCGGCAACCGCTGGAGCCTCGCCCGGAACGCCGAAGGCGCACAACAGGGTCGCGCCAGGCGATGCAGCCAGCGCCGCGAGCGTGCGTGATACCGCGTTGACCTTGAGTGTGCCGCCATCGGACCACTCGGCGCCCGTGTAACCTGTGCCGGATTTGGCGTTGCCGACGAAGATCAATGTGTCGTCAGGATGCGCGGCCAGCCAAAGCTCTGCAAACGATATCCACGGGCTGACCTTGGTCGGCGCTGGCTCGACGTAATCGATCTGGCTGCGCGCGGCGAGGCTTTCCAAGGCCCCTGCGTGTGTCCAGTGATAGCAATTGGCCGGGAACAGGTCGCCGGATGCATTGGCAAAGCCGATCTCGTTAGACTGGCCGTTAATCGGGATGACGAACGTTCTCGGACCCCCACCCCCCGCCTGCCCCACGATGGCGTTGACAGGCGAGCGAACGATGCTCCGTATGATGCTCGATACGGCCAAGGATACCTCAAACGCGGTATGGGTGCGGGAGCGCTGGTCACAGCCAGCCGCCTCCCTTGGTTAGCTTGTCGCCGTCTCGGGCTCGCCGCGGACGGTTGCCGCCTCTGCGTTGCGAGCGTCCTCGTGCTGGGCCGCGATCCGTGCGTGCTCGCAGGCGAGGTCGTATTCGGCGCGCAGATCCTTCATCGCTTGCGTCAGGAAGGATTTGCGATGGTCGGGGCGCATCCTGCGGAAGTTGCTGGGGAATTTCACCGCAGCCTTGCCGCCATGATGGAAGCCGATGATCTTCACAACAGTTCGCAGCATCAGCGCCTCGGGGTCAGCTTTGCTTTGGCTTTGGGAGGCTGGGTTGGCGTCGGTTTGGCCGATGCAGCCGCCACCTTCAGCCGGGGCGCGACGGGCTCGGACTTGCCGGGCGGGCTGTGGATATCTGCCCAAGCTTCCTTGATCGGGCGCTTGGTTTCCAGCTTCAGCGTCGGCTGGCGGTTTACCTCGACGTTGATGCTGCGGATGCCCTCTTTATCCCCAACGATCCGGTGTCCGACCCAAGGGCGAATGGCTGCGATATTGCCTGAGATGACGCATTTAGCGTCGGGCCAATGGTCTGTGACCTCAACCTTCAGGCCGGGATGGATGTTCGCATATTCGCGGGCGATCGCATGGCGGGCCAGTTCCTCAAGATGCGCCTCGGCATCCTCAACCGGCATGGACGCCACATCGACGCCCTTCACGGCTCGGATAACCGCTTGGCGTATCTTCTCGTCGCTGAACTCGTTTGCCCGGACAATGCCGATCGGCTCGATCCTGGTCTTTGAGAAGAAGTAGGCCCCGAAGGCTATGGCGCCGGCCAAGGCCAGTGAGATCCACGCGAAATCCCAAATGGTTAGGGACATGGGAGAAGCCCCCTTCTCCGATTTTAGCGCGGGCGATTTTGGGCGAGATTCGACTGACAGCCGTCTCGCGACCTGCACGGCACGGAACAAAGTCGGCTCCGTTGGGCTGCTACCCGTCGCATCGCAGAAAGAGGCTTACGCCCCTCAGACAGCCCTTGCTGCAATTAGTGCCTTGCTTTGGCCGCGAATACAACCCCTAGGCAGCCTCGGCAGGAATGCAATCATCAACCGGCACGCGAACTTCCTGTGTGCGACCGAGAAGCTTGATGATGAAAACCGCGTCTCCCTCGTGCACGTCCACCACCCGGAGCTTGTGATCGGTAAGGACGCCATGGGTCACAATCACGTCCTGCCCGATCTTGAACTCGTGGCCGGTGCGGAAATGCCGGAAATAGCCCGGCAGGCGCCCGCCTTCATAGCCGAGGAAGTCCACGACCCCGACATGGTCTAGTTGCGCGGGATGGCCCTCGAATGACACGACCGAGTTGACCATGTGCAGGCGGAAGATTTGATACCATGGCACAGGCTGGCCGCGCTCGGTGCCGATCAGGCAATATCCAGGCGCTGCGACGAAGGTGCGGAGCTTCCGTTCCTTGTCCCATTTCGTCCACTTGCGCAGCCGGGTTTCAGTCTTGACCTTGGCGTAAATGCCAAAGCGCATGAGCGCATCCGCGACCATTTCCTCGCGCTGGGGCTTGACCCTCAAGGCGTGCCAGACGAGTTCCCCTTGTGCCCCGTTCATCGCCTTTTCCTTTCGTGTCCCATTGAACCAATCCCGAGGAAGGCCAGTCCAAGCCCCCCCAGAGATGCGCAGACCAGATTGAAATCAGTCGGCTGCTGCCAGACGAGGAATGCCGTCAGGGCGAGTACCGAGATGCCTGCGAGCCTCATGTGGATTGCTCCGTGATTGGAGGGGTGGGTTGCGTTTCCGCCATGCGGACGCGCTTTCCAAAACCGTTTGCAATGAGCCCGTTGCAGACCTTCAACAACGAGACGGGATAAACCACATTGCGCATTTCGCGGGTCGCCGGGTCGCGGATCGAAACGACTGCTTCATCGCCGTTCACTTCAACCACTCGGTGTGCAAGCTGGATCGTGACGTAGCTGCCAGCCTTGACGGGCAGCTCCGGCGCAGGCGCAGGCGTAGGTGGCGGGGTCGGCGTGCGTTTGCGGAACAGGTTCATCATGTGTTGCCCCCGCTTCCGTGCTTGATCGCTTGCCAGATGCACAAGCCGATGATGGGAGAGGCGGCTATTACCCCGATGAGCAGGGCGATTTGTTCGGCGCTCATTCCGTGTCTCCCCTAGGCCAGAGCCATGCGAGGGCGAGGCAGACCACCAGAAGCGCGGCGCTTACGTAGAAGCCCATCTCGATCCACATCAGGCGTCCACCTTGGGCTTGCCAGTGAACAGGTGAGAGAACGGCCAGTCGCGCGGGTCAGGCTTCTGCTCGCTCTGGATGCCGTGCGAGAACATCTTCGCTTCAGGCGTGACGACAGGCGCGTATCCCTCGGGCTGGGGCTCGTTCCATTCGGGCTGGGGGATGGGCGCGGCCTGCGTTTCGAACACGTCTTCGAAAGCTTCCCGCATCTCTTCGACGGTGTCGCCTTGAAGGTCGGTGACCACATCATCCGCGCTTGGCGGTAGGGCGTGGTCTGTTTCGAGTTGTTCGCGTGCGACGGAGGCTTCGAACAATTCCGGGTTCTCGTCATTCGTCCAAGACACGAAGCCCGGAAGGCTTTCGATGGCGTTGACCGTGTCTTCCGCAGGAATAGGCGTCAAAGCGTCGATAGCGGCGTCAAGGTCGTCAATGTCAGCGCGCAAATGCGCCACGCTCAGATAAGCAGCCTCCAGCTTTTCAGCCACTGCCTCACGGCGCTCTTTCAGTTCATCGATAAGTGCCATCTGTGGTCCCTCTGATTGTGTGAAACGCTACGCCCGCTTGCGCGGAAAGATTTGGTCGCTGGCCCAGTGGAATGGCTGCGGCGCCGGTTGGTCTGGCAGCGGCGAACGGTCTGTGAGTGTCAGCAGCTTGCGAGCGCAGGACGGACAGTAGGTTTTGCCCTCTGTTGGCTCGGAGCACTCGTAAGCGCTGCCGTGCCGGTAGCTGACCTTCTTGCAGAACTGGTTCGGCTCCTTGGGCTTGCCCGTCCAGCGTTCGGTGCCGCGGGGCTTGGGGTAATAGACGGAACTCATGCCGCCCTCCGGATTTCGACCACGACACGCCCGCTCTCGATGGTGTCCGACCAGCCCGCAGAGACGCGCTCGCACATGCTGTCATCTTCGATCACGTCGCCCTTGAGCAAATCCAAGATAGGCTTGATCCGGTTGTCGATATCGCAGCGGCGGTTGACCCTGCCGATGCTGATCAGCGCCGCGAACTTGCCGACAACGCGCCCCGGCTTCTGGAGCATCAGCTCGTCATAGGCGAGCTTGTGCCAGCGTCGGTATTCAGGGCTGCGGACCCTGCCCTTACCGGGAACGTTCTGCCAGGCCATGTTGACGGACGGCGGAAGCGGGACTTCCACACGCACGACATCAGCGGCAGGCTTTACCCCGCCATTGGCGCGGATGGTCAGGCCCTTGCTACGGATGGCGTCTTCTGTCCACGCGGTCATGCTGCCACCGCGAAGCTTCGTATCTGCGCATCAGCGCGGAACGTGCGAGCGCGACGGCCCCGCTCTGACTTGATCGGATCGGGCTCCAATCCGAATTTCTGGCAGGCGAAAATGGCTGTTGAATAATGCAGCCCGCCGAACTGGCGCGCGACGCTCTCGTAGCTCACGCGGCCACGGAAATGCTTGTAGCACAGCGCCATCGCGAGCTGTCTGCGGTGCGAGATGTTCCACTTCCGCGAGCGTATCAGCAGCGCTCCAGGCTCAAGCTGGAAATGTCGCTCCACATGGCGGCGGATCTCGGTGCAGCGGTACATGCCCGCCGTCTCTGCGAAGAGGCGGTCGAACTCTGATTGGTCTGTCGTTTCGATTGTTCCCAGCCCGTCAAACACGTCATGCTCCCTTTTCTAGTTGTTGGATTTCTGCCTTCACGTTCGCGGTTTCAGCTTCGAGATACCGCTGGATTTCGTCGTAGCCCTTGGCGTGGACGTCATAGGGGACCATGCCCATTTCCAGCTCGTACTGGCGGTGGTGCAGGTGGGCGATGCGCTCGCGCGGCGACATGCCCTCTTCGCGCTCTTCGACTTCCAGCGCGAACTCAAGACGGTCGCGAACCGGCGACTCGATCCGCTCAATGAGCGACAGAAGCTGGCCGGGGCTTGGGCGGAAAGCGTTCGCGCCCTTCCGCCATTCGACAACGGCAGCACGGAACGCAACCGCGCTCACCTGCCCCATGTCCTCAATCCAGTCCTGCGCAACGGTCATGGTGTTACCGGACTGCGGCGAAGGGTAATGGGAGAACAATCTGGCTATCGAAGCCGCGATTTCCTCCGGCGTAGGCGGCATCAGCGCCTCGCGCATCTCCGCTATCGATGACTTCAAGGCGGGGAGGTCCGCTCGGTGGGCGAGCACCATTGCCGTGATCCGGCTCCCATCCTCCGCCACGCTGAGAGCCACTTGCCTGAGCTGCGGCAACTGCGAAGGCATCATGCTGGC